AAAAGAGTGAAGACGTGAAATTTGGGGACAATGAAGTGTACTCCAAGGCAATGGAACTATTCAATAGCGCACTTAGCTCGTTGTCACACATAGTACCGGAGCAACGTTGGCATTGTTTAGGGTTCACAGAAGATGACTACTGGGAGAGCAGGACCATTACATGTGTTAATGGCGCACATCATCTACCGCCCAATAATGATGGTCTGTACGAAGTCCCAAAGGGAGTTTTAAAAACTCGTCTTGTATTTTTGGAAGGACAAAAAGATTGTCCAATGTTCAAAACGGAACCAGGTATATGGGCTACATTGTCACTCAAATATGAATCACCAAAAGTCAGACCAATTAAGGCACAAGATACATTGTCTTACCTATGTGAAGATTATGTAATGACAGTGGTAGAAAAATTCTGGAGTCACGAAAATGTATTATTGGATCCAACTTTGGGAACTCACGTAGAGGCTGGTGAACGCGTATCATCAATGGCTGGTGACACATACATACTGCTAGATTATAAAGGCATGGATAATCAGCACTCAATAAAAAGTCAAAAAGAGGTAATCCGTGCACTGTGCGACTTCCTTGGGCTTGATGATAACAAAAAACAATGGCTAGTCGCCAGCCAAGAAAATCAGCATGTTAAAAGTATTTCTGGATACAAGAAAATGAAATTTTCAATGTTAACAGGGAGACGGATGACAACTTTTCTCAACACCGTATTGAACTGGGTGTATATACAATTAGCACTAAAAGGTAAGGTAGAAATGGTCAATGACTCAATGCACGTGGGTGATGATGTGATATTGCGCGCAACGGGAGAAGATAATGCGTTGGATATCCTACAAACATGCCTAAAAAGCAAATCGACATTTAACCCGAGGAAGATATCTTGGGGTGCAGGTGCTGAATTTTTAAGAATGTCAACATACAAGAACAATAGTTTTGGTTATGTGAACAGGTCAATCGCTTCATTTGTATGTGGTTCATGGGTCAACAAATTAAAACTGAGCGAAGCAGATGAATGT